GGTGAGGAATGAAAGACAGGATAACTGAGGCGCAGTTCTCAATGCAATGTGCCTTTATCGCCAAGAATGCAGCGGCGTGGGCCGCCGATCTTCTGACATTGCCTGAATATTACACGAAAGAGGCCGATCCAGACTCGGTGGCTCGCTTCACCGATGAAATGCGGGCAAGGCTTGACCGACTGGACGAATGGGCCGGGCGAAATTCCAGAGGTTGAGGAAGAAATAGCCCAGCCTTCCGACCAGGCTATCTGAAGCGCACGTCTCGACAACGGGCAATCTACAGAAGGCGGCGGAACATGGCAATACTCAGTGCGAACGAAGCGGCGGAACGATATCATTGGTACGCTCTGCGCGTTCCACCTCAAAAGGAATTCGTCGCGGCGGAAATCCTGCGACGGAAAGGACTGGCGACATTCCTTCCAGTCGAAAGGCTCTGGAGGCGAAAGAACAAATACGTTAAGGAAAAGGTTCTGCGCACCTATGCCTTGATGCCGAGGCATGTCTTCACCGGCTTCGACAAGCGGGCGGTATCATGGTTCAACGTCTTCGAACTGCCGGCCATTCAGGGCGTCGTGGGGCGCAATGGAACGCCGCTGAAGCTCGATGAGGATGGCATGGCGCGCATCATGCGCCTTTATGAAAACGGGATCAAGGCTCCCGATGAGCAACAATGGATGCAGACGCACAAGGAATTCGCCATCGGCGACACGGTGCAAATCATGGGCGGCGTTTTTGACGGATGGAAGGTTCCTGTCGTCGCCATCATGAAATCAGAGGCGCGCGTCATTGTCGAACTGTTTGGCATGCCAAGGGAGATCGAGATTTCAACTGGACAACTCGTAGCGGCGGCTTGATTTTATTGCGTGAATCCGCTATCTCAGAGTTAGGACGACCAGCGGCTCCCTGCCTTATGGCATAACGAGGCCCGGCCCGGCGGATTTCGCACGTGGCAAGCTGGAAATTATTGCCTGCCGAATGCCGCCTGTGACTCCATTCCTGCTATGAACGTCACATGCATTTCTCGTCGGCGGGTTAGTGAATTCACCTCAGAGCCTCGCCCTGGTAGAGGCGCCGTCTCTAAAACGGAAAGTCTCGGTTCGAATCCGAGTGAGGTGGCCAAATTGGTAATGGAGAGAATGACGATGAAGTAGCTTAGCACTGGACCGCCCTTCGAACAACTATCCGGAAAATCCAGACAGTTGAAAATCGAAGGAACGACACAATGAAGGCCTACCTCAAAATCAAGATCAAATCCCTCGCCGCTGAGGCAACGATGATCCATCGGGAAGAGCGGAAGCACAATCCAGGTCACCGAGCTCGTGTAAGGGCAAGGCGGTTACTTGAGGGGAAAACGAAGATTGACCATCCCGGCACGATGGCAAACATGGATTATCACCGCAGCAGAGCATTTCGCCTGCTGAAGAATACTCCCACCGAAGCTGATGTGAAAGCTTTCTGGGGTCTTCGTCATCACCGAATGTGGGATGTGCGTTCAGAGTCCCGCAGTTCGCATGTCGCCTACGGCTTCCTTCGCGGATTGCCGTATAGCAGAATAGAAGCGAATACGAAGACTGAGCCGGATTGGAGCCGCGTCGAGGCGCTGGTGAAGAAATACGGCGAAGACGACGTTCGCGACAGAATGCAGCGGTTTTCCGAATGGAAGGAGGCCGCGGCAGCGTAATCAGCGGTCTAGCTTGGATCGGGACATCTCGATCGATGGCTAAGGTGATGACGCCGCTGAACGAAGTTGTCATCCGCCCTTTGGATGGCGGGGTGCGCAGCTCTTAGCCGTGTAACCGGTACTGCGAAGTCGTCGGATGCATACGGCGCAGCGTAAAATTGGCTTTATGTCCTATGGGCGTAAGATTCGCCTCGGCCGCGCCTCATGGCGGTATATGAGGCAACAGTTCCGCCAGCAATGGCAACGAGAAGGCTGGATGACTTCGTCCTTCAAGACGGCCTGTAAATGTCTACGAAGGGCCTCGGGGTGCGCCCGCTGAGGCAAAAGGAAGGCGCGGATAAACGATCGGCCAATCTGTCGTGACAGCCGGGAGAGACCGGCAACAGTTTACGAGACGACGAAAGGCCTGCGGGTAGCGCCCGAAGCCTCCAGTCTAGGGGAAGCGCGAAGGCAGAGTAGCTACCGCCTTTGGCTGAGAAAAGTGGATGAGCCTCCTTCCCCGCACTTTCGCCCGCAGAGGCAAACAGGACGATGATGGACTTCCGCCGCTCTGAGATGCAGGCGGTATCACATTGACTTCCATCTCCGGCTCTCGCCGGCCAAGCGGCTCAGCGGTCGTCCTGACATCCATCCCCACGAGAGAAGGCGCAGGCCGGATATGAACAACGTCATCAAACTGCGCGAAGAAACACTCCCAGATGAGCCTGACGCAGATCTGATCGCAAAACTAGAGGAACTTCTCGAAATGGCGAAGAGCGGCCAGCTTCGCGGAATGGCGTATGCTACGGTCAAGTCTCAATTGGTGCTTGGCACGGGGTGGAGTGGGACTGCCGGAACGCGTTACCCTCTTTCTGGGGCCATTGGTATGCTGCACACGCGCTATTTCAATGCTCTTCTAGAGCCGGGAGAAAAAGTCGAATGAAACGCGGCCGCTTGCGCGTACTCAAGGCGAGCATTCCCCGCGCCCCTCTCTTCGCCTGGCACGTCGCTGGCAGGAAGCTCTTCGAGAGCCGTTATTCACCGGCTATCAGGGCCATGTGGGGCCTTGGGGATTATGGGATATGAACGTCACTGTCGTCGAAGACCTAGACTATCGCGACCGCCGCCTTGAAAACAGGCTGAACGCCGTCGCCCGTCATTGCAAGATCGGCAAAGTGAACTGGACGAAGCCGGTGAATATTCCGAGCATGTGGGCTCCGGCTGTTGATATCAGCAAATACACGCCGAAGATCGATCCGCTGCAGCAGGTTTGGAATGAGCCGACGAATGAGGAGCTCGCGGCTGCGCGCGCTGCGATCAGTAGGATGGATTCTCGGCGCGGCGAAAACGTGGACGAATGGGCGGTCAAGTTGGGTCAAAAAATGGGCAGGTGCAACGACTAAGAGTTCGGAGCCATGATCAACGCCGAGGAAATCGCCAAATTGCCGCCGCTGAAGCGCATCAAACCTCTGGCGCTTGCTCTGGCCTACGATTTCATCCCCTACGCTGTAGGGCTCGCTCTGGCGCTTCTGATAGCTGCCGCAGCCTACGCCGCCACCCATCCTGACAAGCCAGTACAGGAAACATCTCCTGTCGCCACAAAGCAGCAATCCGACTGCATCAAGCCAGTCACAATAATCCTCTGGCACATGGATGCAAACGGGCATCTCCACGAGATAGGCAGCGTGGTCACCGTCATGGACGTGTGCGCGCAGTAACTGAGAAAGACTTCCATGCCCCGTATCCTCACCGCCTACAGCCTCACAGAACAACGTGAGGTCAAATACATCGTGGAAACAGAGATGGAAGCCCATCGCCGCAGCAGGGCAACATGGGCAGAGCAATACGATCGCATCGAGCGGCGTGTTGTTTCGGGCGGAACACCTGCAGTCTGGCAGAGAATGGAAGGCAATGCCTGAAAACCATTGGTCAAGTTGCGGTTTGCATCATGGCCCCGCCTATCGCCCGAAATGGTGTGATTGCGGCGGCATCTGGCGTAAGCCTACGTTCTGGGAAAAACTCAAGGCGTGGGCTCACATGAACTATCTCTATTTCACTCGTCAACTCTAACCAAGGAGAAGTCGCATGGCCAAGAAGACCAAGCCGAAACCGATGAAGCCGCGTCCGGGGTGCTGAATATGATCGTTATCCCGATCATTGCGACATTGATCGCATTTCTCGTCGGCAGACATTATTGGATTCCGATGGAAAGCGCCTCCTCGATCGGGGCACAATACCTCAAGATCGACGCAGATCCTGGCCGCGCGATTGTCTCTTTGTCAAACACGCTAGCGGCAAGCATGGCCTTCAATGCCATTCTGGCGGCATGGGTTCTGTATCTCCTATTCGCGTAACCCCTGACCATCTTCTCCTCCTCCCAAGGCAATCAGGGGCAGGAGGCCGATCTTCGGCGGAGGGTCGGCCTCCAACATTTCTCGAAAGGTAACGCCAGATGACGTTGCGAGAGCTAGATTACAAGCTCGGCAGTGACGGCGAAAAGCGTCATTACCAACCCTCGCCATCAAAGACGATGTACGACTTCCTGAGCGAAAACCATCTGACACAGAAGGAATTCGCGAAAATGCTCGGCGTCTCTGTCGGCGCCGTCTCGCAATGGCTTTCATGGAAGCGCAAGATACCGGGCCCTGTCCTCGCCTTCATGGATCTCCACAAGCGTTACAAATTTCTCCAGGAAATGCACGCGTTGAAAGGTAACGGATAATGGCGTCACCAAACCAACCGGTGAACAAGCTCGGCAACACGAACAATCCGCTTGCCTCGGGCATTGTTTTTCCGATCACACCCGCTGACGGAACAGACCTGACAGACGCAACGCTTGGCACGGTCATCATCCGCGGTCTTATCGTCAACGTCGGCGGCACAGTCGCATATCAGGACTCAACTGGCATCGCGCGGACTGTCACGCTGCCAAGCGGCTGCTTCCCTGTCGTCATGAAGCGCATCCTCAGCACTGGCACTACTGCAACAGGGCTCTCGGGGATTATCTGATTGGCTCGGCCGACTAACTTTGATGAAGCCTATATCGCACAGGCTGAAAAGCTCTGTCTGCTTGGCGCGACAGACGATGAAATGGCTGATTTCTTCGGCGTTCACCGCGCCACCATCTATCGATGGAAGCTTGACCATCCGGAATTTTGCGACGCCATAAAAAGCGGCAAGGCTGCCGCTGATGAACGCGTTGAGCGCAGCCTATATCAGAAGGCAACGGGTTACGACTTCACCGAGGAACAGGCAATCAAGATTAAGACTGCCCAACATGTTGAAGAAGTGAAGGTTGTGGAAGTCACGAGACATTCTCCAGCCGACACCACGGCGGCAATCTTCTGGCTCAAGAACCGCCGTAAGGACGAGTGGCGCGACAAACAAGAAGTCGAGCAGAAAACAACGCTTGAAGCCTCAGATCCTCTCGTTTCCCTGCTGCAAACCATCGCCGAGACCGGCAAGAAAATCACGGATAGGTGAGCATATGGCCTGGCCCAAGGGAAAGCCTCGCAAGACCGCTGAAATCGCTCCAGCGCCCGTTTCTGAGGCAAAGCGCCTGCATTCCGTGCGTGATCTTGTCGAGTTGATGAACGCTTACAAGGCGATAGCAAACGGCAGCCGTGGTCTTTTCGAGGACTGCGAGATGGACGTTTACCGGCAGTTCCACGTCTATCACAACGACGCTCGGGCTGTTGACGATACTCGGCCGACCGGCTGCTCTGATCGGGTTTATGGTGAGTGGGAGATGCGGTTTCGCCGGGCGTTCGGCGAGCTAAAGGCCGAGATCGCGGCGTAAAGCATCGTTGATCTTGGATTGCCAGCCATCACCTTTAGCTCGATAGCCAGCAATCACGTCTTGATCGAGGCGCAATGTGAGGAGTTGCTTCGCTTTCCCTGACGGTTTCGGGCCTCGCTTCACATGGGTTCTATACGGCTCAGCTTCGCTCTTGGCGACAGCAAGAGCTTCCTTCAGTCCTTCGATAATCTTCTCTGCCGGGCTAGGTTCTTTCGTCGGCTTTGCTGCTTGCGCGGCTGCGGCTCTCTTTGCCTCGGCCCGCTGCATCTGCTCCCATATTCCCATGGCTTTCTCCAATATGTGTAACTACGCAATTATAAACTTCGTACTACGCATTTTCAATCACCACCGAAAGGAAACTCACATGAGCGGCTATGTTCGCAAAATCCTCACCGATGCCAAGACTGCGCTTGCGGCCGACATCGCCAACGTCAACGCACAGATCGACACGCTGAACAAGCAGATCGCCGAAAGCAACGCCGACATGGCCGAACTGGATTCGTTCATTGCGCAGTTGCCGCCGGAACCTGACCAGACAGAAGCGCAGCCTGCCTGATCATGCTCGCTTCCACATCGCCCTGGATTTCCTACGAGGGCGGCGATCTTCCGTTGAAGGATGAAGACGATCTTGTCGACATCCGCTTCAGCAGCGGCAAGGTGATTGAGCGCGTCAACCAATGGGACGTGAAGCTGAACGGCAATAATCCAGGCTTCGGCTATGTCGAGGCTTATCGGCTTTCGGAGAAAAACCGGAACCGCAGTTAACCGCCAATTGAAAGGGCTAGTTCAATGGCAGTCTCAGCAGATAATGAAATCGCCAGGGCGAAGGTGGAATTTCGCCACGCCGCTTATCAGGCGGCAGCAGAAGCTTTTGCAGAGGCAAAGGCCAAATTCGAGGCGGCAGCAAAGTCTCATGTTGACGCGCCGGCCATGCGACTTGAATGTCTAAAGATCGCCTGCGGCAGTGTTGAGATGGCTCAGCAGATGTATGACTTTGTCATCGGCAAGGATGCGAAGTGATGGAGGCTTTCACGGAAAATGATCGTGCTGCGGTCAGGAAGTTGGCTCAGTCGTTGATAGAAGATTGCGGTCCTGACGCTCCTATCGTCCCTGGCCCTGATCTCGGTTCGTGGACGCGGACAGTAACACATTCGACGGCGCCAGAAAACTTCGGGCAAATGATCGCCGACACTGGCTGGCAAAAAATTGAACGCCATCGTCAAGCCTGAACAGTTCCTCGATCCACGCTGGAGGCTTTCCAACCTATACTGGATCACGGACAAAGAGGCGCGGAAGGTCAAGTTCGAGCCGAACGAAGCACAGTTACAGTTCCTTGCGGATATCACGCCGCTCAACATCGTGCTCAAAGCCCGTCAGCTCGGGTTCACGACTCTTTGCTGTCTGGTCTATCTCGATGCCTGCCTGTTCAGCCCGAACATCCGGGCCGGCGTCATTGCCCACAAATTAGATGACGCAAAAGTCATCTTCCGCGACAAGATCAAGTATCCGTTCGACAACCTGCCTGATCAGCTTCGATCACGTCTAGCGGCTACGCAGGACAGCGCAGACACGCTCACGCTGGCGAACAACTCATCTGTGCGCGTCTCAACGTCGATGCGTTCTGGAACGCTGCAATACCTGCATATTTCAGAGTTCGGCAAGATATGCGCGATGTTCCCAGATCGAGCGCGGGAAATCGTCACGGGCGCCCTCAATGCCGTTGCGCCTGGGCAGTTTGTCGCGATCGAATCCACGGCAGAGGGGCAAGAAGGCAAGTTCTACGAAATGACGCAAGCGGCCATCGCCCTGAAGGACTCGGGCAAGCCGCTTACGCCGATGGACTATAGCTTCCATTTCTACCCGTGGTTTTTCGACAAGGGAAACGTTCTCAATCCGGCTGGCGTGCTGATAACGGAAGAGGACGAGCGCTATTTCGACCAGATCCAGGCTGAAACAGGCGTTGTTCTAACCGACTGGCAAAAGGCTTGGTACGTCAAAAAAGAACTGACGATGGGCGGCGATATGAAGCGCGAGCACCCATCGACACCGAAGGAAGCATTCGAACAGGCTCTTGAAGGGGCGTATTTCTCAGCGGAGATCGCCGCCGCGGTCAAGCATCAGCGGGTTGGCGGGTTTCCTGTTGATCCTCGATATCCGGTCAACACCTTCTGGGACTTGGGCCGAAACGACCTCAACACGATCTGGCTACACCAGTTCATCAAGGGCTTTCACCGTTTCGTCGGCTACTACGAGAATTCAGGCGAGTATATCGCCCATTACATCACGTGGCTGAACGATTGGAAGGCCAAGCACGGTATTCAGTTCGGCAAGCATTATCTGCCACATGACGGCGACAGGCAATCGCTCTGGCTGCCGGACGGTACCATAGCAGTGATGAGCAACCTGAATTTCAGGCCGAACATCGTCGCCCGGGCAACTACGGAAATCCAGCAGATCAACCAGGCGCGGCCATTCTTCTCTCGCTGCCAGTTCGATGAGGCTGCGTGTTCGGTTGGTCTGAACCGGCTCAAATCCTTCCGGAAGGAATGGGACGATCTCCGCGGCGTGTGGAAAGACCATTCTCGCCACGACATCAATTCGCACGGTGCAAAAGCGTTCCTCACTTTCACGTCTTCCGGTTTCAACGAAGAGGAAGTCACGGTTGAGGCAAAGAAGCGCGATCGGCACCGTGAGGCATTCTATGACAGGGACGATGACAACGAATCATGGCTGACAGCTTAGTTGTTTCCGCCCCGATCCAGCAGGGCGATCCCGTCCCGCAATCGTTCAAGGAATGGTTCATCAATGACCGTGACCACCTTGAGCAATGGCGGAAGGATGCGCAGGAGGATTACGAGTTCGTCGCTGGCCGGCAATACAGCGATGACGAACTGAAAGCGCTCAAGGAGAAAAAGCGCCCCGTCGTTGTCTTCAACCGCATTCAGCCTGTTGTGGATAGCGTCCACGGCCAGGAGATCGGCAACCGCCGCGAGGTTCGCTATATCCCGCGCGAGATGGGCGACGCCATCGCCAACGAGATGCTGACAGGTGCGGCGCAGTGGTTCCGCGACCAATCGAACGCAGAAACGCATGAATCAGACAGCTTTTGGGACATGCTCGTCTGCGGCATGGGCTGGACTGAAACCCGCATCGATTTTGAAGAGCAGGCAGACGGCAAGCCGACCACGGATCGCACCGATCCTATGGAAATGTTCTACGACTTCAATGCCAAGGCCCGCAATCTCACGGATGCGCGTCGCGTTTGGAGAGTAAGGCGAATTCCGCTCAATGAAGCTTATGGGATGTTCCCGGGGTTTGACCGGAACCAGCTTGATGCCACCTGGACAACGGTTTCAACCATCCGAGACCTCAAAGCCGTCGTTGATGAACCGGTAGACAACGAAGACTCTGGCGATGGTCTTGTGACGGTTGTTCATGCGCAATGGATCGAGCGCGAGACCTATTACATCGCGCAAGACCCTATGACGGGGCAGCAGGGCGAGTTTACCGAGCAGGAATATGCAACGGTCAATGACCGGATGCAACAGCTTGTCGGCACACAGATGCAGGGCGTCAAGATGCGCCGCAAGGTGCGCAAACAGGCGTTTTTCGGTGATGTCGTGCTTTCCTATGGCCCGGCTCCATGTCCGACGAAGTTCAGCTTTCAGTGCATCACGGGCAAGCGTGATCGCAACACGAACACATGGTATGGTCTCGTCCGCGGCATGAAAGATCCGCAGCGCTGGGCTAACAAGTGGCTCTCGCAGACCATGCACATCATGAACAGCAATGCCAAGGGTGGATTGCTGGCGGAAAAGGGGGCATTCGCCAACCAGCGCAAGGCTGAACAGAGTTGGGCCGATCCTTCGGCGATCACATGGCTTGAAGACGGCGCTCTCAGTGGTGCCGCAAAGCGTGTCATGGACAAGCCGCCAGCACAGTTCCCGGCCGGGTTCATGCAGCTCACGCAGTTTGCGCTTTCCTCGATCCGAGACACATCGGGAGTTTCGGTGGAAATGCTCGGCCTTCGCGAGGCGGGACAGGCTGCTAGCCTGGAAGCGCAGCGCCGTCAGGCGGGATTGACCATCCTGCAGCCGTTCTTCGACGCGCTCACACTCTATCGCAGAGAGCAGGGCGTCGTCATGCTCTACTATATCCAGAACGATCTTAGCGACGGGCGTCTAGTCAAGATCGAGGGAGACGAGAACGCCAAGTATGTCCCGCTGATCAAGCAGGCGTCGCTTGAATACGACATCATCGTTGACGATGCCCCGACTTCACCGAACCAGAAGGAAGCGGCTTGGGCGATCATGATGCAGCTCTTGCCAGTTGTCGGCGCAAACCTGCCGCCGGATGTCTGGATGACACTGCTCGAATACTCACCGTTGCCGGCGACAATCGTTGATAAGCTGAAGAAGCAGGCGAAGCAGGCGCAGGACAATCAGGCACAGCAAGCCCAGACGCAGCAACAAATGGCACAAGCCGCTGCGGCCACTCAACTGGAAAAGACAAAGTCTGAGATCGAGAAAAACAAGGCTTCGGCGCAATCCGACCTCATGGCCGCGCAAGTCGACATCGGCAGCCTTGCCATTGATGCAGGTAAGCTCGACGTCGAAAAGGCGATATCCGGCTATAACTTCATCGAAGG